CCCAATGGCTGCTGGCCCATCTGCAGATCAGCGTTTACGTGCTAAGTATGGTCGCCCTCAGATTGATGACGAAAGCCAATGGGGTAATGTAACTTTGGCTCAAGAAGCATTTAACAAAGGCATCCCTGGCGCTGGCACAGTTCCTGATCCAACAGGAAATCGTTCATTTAACCGTAGCGCACAACAACGTCAAAACATCGGTCGTAGAATTGGTGACTGGTTAGGCCTAAACAAAAAACCTGGAGTTTAATATGCCTATTAAATCCAAAGCACAATTAGGTGCAATGTATGCGGCAGCTGAGGGTAAGTCTACCCTTGGCATTCCTAAAAAAGTTGGTAAAGAATTTGTCAAGGCTGGTAAAGCCAAACCAAATCTACCACAAAAAGTTCAAAAGCGAGCCGCCGGCCGCGGAAGGTAATCTGTGGCATATTCTGGCACATATAACAAAACTAAGGTAAATGTTGACGATTTAATATCGTACGCATACCGTGATGCTGGTCGCACAGCAGAAGAAATTACGCCTGAGTATATCCAAGCTGGTAAGCAGGCGTTATTCTACATTCTACAAAACTCTGTAAATCGTGGCATCAATATCTGGTTGCAAGAGGTTGTAGTTATGGGTGCTCAGACCAACCAGCAAGTTTTGCCAATGCCACCCAACACGGTGGACGTTTTGGAAGCCAACTGGATCTACATTGTAAATCCAACATTCTCTAGCACCCTCCCAACTGATAACGCCACAGTTCCTATAATGTTTGATCAGAACAATAATGCTGATCTAAACGAACATGGAACCAGTACGTTATCTAAAAATTACTTTGGTGCAGCTTATTCTCAGGCAACGAGGTTATACTATGTTGGTTTTAATGCTTATGCTCCTAGCGGCAGTGTTACTTACGATATTGATTTTCAAGTAAGTGAAGACGGCGTAACTTGGACGACTTGGGAATCATTCCCGTCCGTTACATTAGCTGATCGTCAGTGGCAATACTATGGCATCAACACAACTCAGGCATTTAACTTTTATCGTTTAAACAATCGCAACACTGGTGAAGTAATGTCTATGCGAGCAATTCAGTTTGCTCAAAGCCAACAAGTAATTCCAATGGCTCGTCTAAACCGCACAGATTACTTCTCACTGCCAAACAAACAATTCCCTAGTCAACGCTCATTACAATACTGGTTCAATCGTCAAATTGATCCTGAGATGTATCTGTGGCCCGTGCCAAATAATAACTTCCAAGCATTCTCTATGATCTTGGAATGCCAGCCTCAAGACGTTGGTTCGTTGACTAACGAATTGTATATGCCTGATCGTGCTCTTAATTACTTCCAAGCTGCTTTATCACACAAGTTAGCAATGCAGTTTCCAGATGCGGATATTACCCGTATTACTTATTTGGAAAAGCTGGCATTGGATGCACGTACTCAATTTGAAGAGGAAGACCGTGATAAGTCTCCAATTTACTTCCAACCTAACATTAGCTACTACACACGATGACCACAGCATACGTACAAACCTACGATAACTTGGTACTGGATGTTCAGCAGTACATGGAGCGTAACGACGCTGATTTCGTTGCTCAGATTCCAACTTTAATTGGTTTGGCTGAGTCAGCTATTGCTGCTGAATTAAAATCATTGTTGCAGTTAGTTGTTGTAGAAACTACTTTAACACAAGCAGATCCAGTGTTGGTTAAGCCAACTCGTTGGAGAAAAACGGTTTCTATGAAGATCAATGGATCTCCAGTTAAATTGCGTTCCCAAGATTATATTGCACAATATAACTCTGAATCTGATCCAGGTCAGCCAATCTATTACGCTGAATATGACTACAACAACTGGAATTTTGCTCCAGTTCCAGACCAAGATTATCCTGTAGAGATTATTTACTACAGCTTAGTTCAACCGTTAGATTCAACAAACCAAACCAATTTGTTTACTCAAGTTGCCCCACAGGCGATGTTGTTTGGAACTTTATTGCAAGCTCAGGGCTATTTGAAAGCCCTGGATAAATTGCCAGTATGGAAGGCATACTACTCAGATTGTATCGCTTCCCTCAAGAAAGAAGACAACTCACGTCGTATTGACCGCAATACTACAATACAGGAACCTTAATAAATGCCGACCTACGTATCGCCATTTACCGGTGACGTTGTCCAACAAACGGACGTTACATACTACGCCCTTGAGTTTAGTGAAGACACACAACTATATTGGCCATTAGTGCTCAACGGCACTCAGGTGCCAGCTTCACGTATTATGGACTGCACACCAACTGCTGCAGACCTAAAAATCTATTTACCAAATGCAGCTCAAGGTGCCAATGGTATTGACATTCTGTTCCGTAACTTTGGATCAGACACGTTCTACGTAGAGCAATATGGCGGCGGCGGTTCAGTTGCCATCGATCCAGGTATTTCGCTTTACTTCTATTTGTCGGACAACAGCACAGAAGCTGGTGTATGGCAAAACGTTACCTTTGGTGCAGGCACATCATCTGCTGATGCTGCCACATTAGCAGGCCCAGGTCTTGCTGCCATCTCTGGCAAATTAACTACATCCCAAACAGTTAATACATCCTCCAGCGTACCAACAATCAACAACGCTAGCCGCGCCCAAACTTATGTTTGGACCGGTGGTAACGGCACATGGAATCTACCTAATCCAGCGACATTAAACGCTGGTTGGTATATTGGCTTTAGAAATAACGGTTCTGGTGCTGTTAATATTTTGCCATACGCCGGCTCGTTAATTAACGACACAACCAACGTAACAATCAACCCACAAGACTCCGGCTTTATTTTCTTCCAGAGTTCTACCGGTGAGTTTTACACACTCGGTCTACAGACACCAGCAAACGTAACATTCTCGTCTGCGGTGTACGACGTTGACAGTATTGTTGGCCCATCACTTAGCCTAGTTAGCTATGCTCCTATTATTCAGACATACGTTAACTTGTCTGGTAGTCGCACCACAGACTTAACAGTAACATTACCAGCAACAACTCAGCTATACATTCTGATTAATGATACGACTACAACGTCGTACAACATTCAGTTTGCTATTTCTGGTTCTGGTGCATCGCCAACTGTTTTAGCTCCTGGCAATATTATTACTGCGTTATCTGATGGTAACCAGCTAATTATTCTTGCCCAGAACTCATCAACCTATTTCTATGCGGCGGACGGTTCCGCACTACTTCCAAGCTTTTCATTTTTAAATGATACATCAACTGGTATGTATTTGACCGGTATTGGCTTATTAAATTTTGCAGCTAACGGCGCAAACATGATGTTGATTGACAATTCAGTTCCATCAAATCCTACTATTAGCACTCCAGCAAACTTTACCGCTGAAGGCGGAATTGACGGCGGTACATTCTAATGGCGGCTCAACAAGATTCTGGAACATCACAAGAACAGTACAATCTTGTTTATACTCTAGGTGTTCAACCTGGCATTAAACGAGATGGTACTACCTTTGAATCACGTGAATTTAGTGATGGTGAGTGGTGCCGTTTTCAACGTGGTGTTCCAAAGAAAATGGGTGGTTATCGTGAAATATTTGGAACGTTTACGGGTATTCCTCGCGGCATGGTTACTAGCCCATATAATGGCGTTAACTATATATTTACTGGCAATCAGTACGGGTTAGATGTATTTATTACTGGCAATACTTTAGGTGTTGGCTCAGGACCATATATTGCAAACATTTTGCCGGGGTATTCTCAATTTGCAATATCCTCAAATACAGCTAATGATTTCACTATTACAAGCACTGGCAGCCCAATAGTAGATTATACTTCTGCATTTCCAGTTGGCACTAAAGTTATTTTTGATCAAGTAAATCCACCAGTATACTTTACTGTTACCGGTGCAACATTTACATCTCCCGATACAGTTGTAACTGTTGCTGAAACAATTACTGGAACAGTTACAGATGTTTGGTTGGCTGATACTGTATTTGCGGCAGACCAACGTAACTTATGGCAATTTGATTTACAATACTCCCCATCTGGTGGGCAATTAAAAGTATTAGCTCATCCTGGTTTAAACCTACTAAATATTGACAACGGTGAAGCTACTCAGGTTTTATTTGGAGACATTGCACCAAACCCACCTGGTACTTGGAACTTTTACGGGTTGTCTGATTCCACTGGTCAAAATCCAACCTACCGCCCAATTAGTGTATCTGGCGGCGTGACTGTATTGTATCCGTACATTTTTGTGTACGGCGATAACGGCTATATTGCAAACAACCACGTTGAGTCTACTTATGGCAGCCAAACATTAACAGACTGGAACGGCGCAACCGCCAACCAAGTTAATATGGCTTCTTCCAAAGTCATTAAAGGCATTCCGGTTCGAGGTGGTACAAACTCACCATCCGGTTTGTTCTGGGCTACTGACTCATTAATTCGTGTATCCTTTATTGGTCAAGCACCTTTATATTGGCGCTATGACATTATTTCCAGCCAGATCTCAACCATGTCATCATCTTGCTTTGTCGAGATGGATGGTGTGTACTATTGGCTCGGCGTTGACCGTTTCTATCAATATAACGGTGTTGTTAGTGTTTTGCCTAATGATAAGAACGTAAACTGGCTGTTTGATAACATTAACTTCGAACAGCGTCAAAAAGTATGGGCAACAAAAGTGCCTCGCTATAACGAGATCTGGTTTTTTTATCCTCGAGGCACTAACACAGAATGCACTGATGCTATTATCTATAACGTAAAAGATAAACTCTGGTATGATGCTGGTTCTGCTGTTGGCGCTCGTCGCTCTTGTGGTTATACTACTGAAATTTTCCCAACACCAATTTGGTGTGGGTGGGACTATGAGGTAACCTACAGCCAGCCATTTACCATCATTGACGCACCTACAGGTGAGCCAGCTCCAGCAGCCAATCAGTTTTACGTTGACGGTGACGTAACAGGCACATTTGCCCCTGGCGACCATTTATCATTTTCTAACGCTGGAGATCCGACTGCAGCAGTATATATTGTAGAGGATAGCCAATTAATTATT